TTTATTGATTTAAAGACATCTAAAACAAACCCTCTGCAAATAAGCACTAGTCATGCAATGCAACAAGCCATTTATAATAGGGCTACAAATGCTCGACAAATGCTATGGTATTTAAAAACACCTACTAAAACAAAACCTGCTGAATTTACACAGTTAGAATTAGCTACTTATGACCATCACTTAAATATTTGTAAACATATTGTGAAGGTTATGGGTAATTTCCTAAAATCAGTAAATTCAAAAGATGATGTTAAAATGTCTTTAATTCCTAATCCAGATAATTGGATATGGAAAGAGGAAACTGTTCTAAATGCTAGAAAAGAAGTATGGGGCTTTTAACCAAAATAAAAAAATAGGTTTCATTTTAGGTTAAACTATATATATTAAAACAAATTAGATTGGAGATAATTATGTTTATAGAAGAAAATTCAAAACCAAAAGAAAAATTAAAGGCTTGGTATCTTTTTACAGAAGATTTTATTGCAGGCACTCAGCACTTAACAAATGAGCAGATAGGAATATATATTAGGCTACTTTGTTGGAACTGGAACAAAAGATGTGCAGGAATACCTAGCAATAACATGACCATTTATAGGATAGCTAATTGCATAACTGATGATGAAAAACAATCATGTAATATTATAATAAAAGAGTTTTTTGTTTATATAAATGACCATTATCAAAATGAAAGGCAATTAGAAGAATACCTATATATATCAAGGAGAATGGAGGCATCTAGGGAAAATGGAAAGCTAGGAGGAAGACCAAAAAAACCTAGCAATAACCCCCCTACCCCTACCACTACCCCTACCAATACCTCTAAACCTACCAAAACCAAAGTAAGTAATACTTCTAATTTTAATAGATTTTGGAAAAATATACCCAATAAGGTAAGTAAGGGAATAGCTGAAAAGAACTTTTTAAAACTAGAACCCGAATGGTTAGAAAACCCAGAACATTTAGCAGATATGTATAAAAACTATTATGAATCCATAGAGGATAAACAATTTGCTAAACAACCTGCCTTTTGGTTATCAGCTAAAAAGTATTTAGATGAACAGCCTATAAAGAAAAAAGATAATAGCCCTGCTGACCCTTATAAAAACAGAGTAAATATGTTTAAAGAGGCTATAGAAGCCAAGAATGGTACAGCATTTATTAGAGGTTATGCCCAAAGGTATCCAAGCGATGTTGAAAGGGCGATAGGTGAAGGTCAGTTTACAAAAGAACAAGCTAAACAATATTTAGATTTTAGGGGGTAAAAATGCAAATTATACGAGTTGTTTATAATTGTAATACTGGTGAAGCAAAGCCAAGATTGACAAAAGACTATCATGAATTGCCAGATACTATGCAAATGGATTGTTTAAATGATGCTATTTATGATTTAGAGGCAATAAGAAAAGAATTGCATGATAAAATGTATCCAAAAAATGAGGTAAAAAATGATGAGTTTAATTAAAGGTCATACAACTGTTTTCCAATGTATAGGCGATGCTTATGTTAAAAGAGATATACAAAGGTTTTATTATGGTTATTTGCTTTGTATAAGGGCAAAAACAAATATTAAAAACTTGCATAAGTACTTGATAAATAGGTATAATTTTAACAGAAAAGATTGTTTTTATATGCTTAAACAAGCGAGGTCAAAAAATGAAATTTAACAAAATTAGAAACACCTACACAGATTTAAAAGAATTACATAAAAAGCTAAAAGCAAAAAAAACAGAAAAAGAAGAAGAAAGGTTTGAAGATATTTCTGATGAGTTAGCTGAATTAGATAGATTAGGTAAAGTTGATTATGCTTGTTATGCTGATTATTACCAAATGGCTATCAATAGGACAGGAGACCAAAGACCTATTCCATCTGGAATGAAAGCTAAGAACAGAAACTATACATATTAGAGGAATTTATGAATATTCAAGAAATAAACATAGATGATTTGATACCTTATCATAATAACCCAAGAAAAAATCAAGCTGTAGATAAAGTTGCAAGTTCATTGTCAGAATTTGGCTTTCAACAGCCTATAGTAGTAGACAAAAACATGGTGGTTATTGTAGGTCATACAAGATTATTGGCATCTAAGAAGTTAGGTTATAAAACAGTACCAGTGTTTGTTGCTGATTTGTCAGAAGCTAAAGCAAAGGCATATAGAATAGCAGATAATCGTTTAAGTGAAGATTCTGCATGGGATTATGATTTCTTAAATATGGAAATAGGTATGCTACAAGAAGATGATTTTGATTTAACTCAACTAGGTTTTGATAAGGAAGAACTTAATAATTTATTGGCTAATCCAGAAGAATTTGATGAAGGTACTATTGATGAACAAGGAAAGCTAGATGAATTAGACCCTAAAATGGTTACTTGTCCACATTGTCAAACTGAATTTGATTTAAGGGAACATGAGTAAAACAAATCTTAAAATTAATTGGGCTACATATGATTCTGCTAAATATGCTTGTTTAAATTGGCATTATTCATGTGTTATCCCAGTTGGAAAATTAGTTAAAATAGGTGCTTGGGAAAATGAAAAATTTATTGGTGTTGTATTATTTGGTCGAGGTGCAAATAAACATTTAGGTATGCCATATGGTTTAGAACAAACTGAATGTGTTGAATTAGTTAGGATAGCTTTAAATAGACATAAAAGTTCTGTTTCAAGGATTGTATCAATAGCTTTGAAATTTTTAAAAAAGAGCAACTCTAATTTAAAATTAGTAGTTTCATATGCAGACCAATCACAAGGGCATCATGGAGGCATATATCAAGCAGGAAACTGGGTTTATACAGGTGCAGGAAAAGCAGATAATTTTTATATGATTAAAGGTAAATTAACACACCCAAGAACAATAGCATCTAAAGGAGTTAAACAAAATATTTATGGAGCAAAAAAATTAGACCCTCATGCTTATATTGTAAAAGTTCCCGGAAAACACAGATATTTAATGCCACTAGACAAACAAACTAAAAATGATATTATGAAATTATCAAAACCATATCCAAAGCGTGTAAAGCAGGCGATGAATGATATCCCATCATAACAGCGGTAGTGCGACACTAACCTACACGCTCCAAAAATTTATTGAAAATATAATAAAAATCCCATATCAATAAAAGTACCTTAACTCAAAGGGGAAAAAGAGGATTATGGCAAGACCAAAAAAATATAATATAGATACAGAACAATTAACTAAATTAGCTACATTAGGTTGCACCAACATAGAAATGGCAGACTTTTTTGGTTGTTCAGCAGACTTATTAGAAAAGAGTTATTCGGAATTTATTACAAAAGGGAAAGCTAATCTAAAAATAAGGCTTAGACAGTTACAATGGCAATCAGCAACTAAGGGAAATGTAACTATGCAAATATTCTTAGGAAAGAATTTATTAGGTCAACAAGATAGGATTGAAGAAACACAACTTGAAGAGCCACTTCCTTGGAATAGTTAATGCCATTAACAAAACCACAAAAAGAAGTAATAGATAATAATTCAAGGTTTAGAGTATTAATAACTGGCAGAAGATTTGGCAAAACATATTTAGCTATTAATGAGTTAGCTAAGTTTGCAAGTAAATCAAATCAAAAAGTGTGGTATGTTGCTCCTACTTATAGACAAGCAAAACAAATATGTTGGACTGAATTAAAAGATAGATTAATAGCCCATAAATGGGTTAAGAACGTCAATAATAGTGATTTAACAATAACACTTAAAAACAATTCTAAAATAACTTTAAGAGGTGCAGATAATGAACAATCCCTTAGAGGTGTTGGTTTAGATTTTATAGTTTTAGATGAGTTCGCAGATATACATAAAGAAGCATGGTATGAAGTATTAAGACCAACACTTTCAGATACAGGTGGTCATGCTTTGTTTTGTGGAAGTCCTAGAGGATTTGGTAACTGGTCATATGAGTTATTTAAACAAGGTGAAACTAATAAAGATTGGAATAGTTTTAAATATACAACTTTAGAGGGTGGTCAAGTCTCAGATGAGGAAATAGAACAGGCTAAACAGGATTTGGATATAAGAACATTTCAGCAGGAATATGAGGCTACTTTTGTTAATTATTCTGGAATGATTTATTACAATTTTAACAGACAAAAAAATATTATAGATAAATTTGATAAAGAATACCCAGTATTACATATTGGATTAGATTTTAACGTAGACCCAATGACTGCTGTTGTTTGTTACATAGAAAGAGAAATCATAATTGTAATTGATGAAATACAAATCTATTCATCAAATACCCAAGAAATGTGTGAAGAAATCAGAAATAGATACAAAAATAAAAAGATAGTTGTTTACCCAGACCCTAGTGCTAGGCAAAGAAAAACCTCTGCAGGTGGATTTACTGACATAAGTATATTGAAAAATGCAGGATTTGATGTAAAATGTAGAAATACAGCACCTCTTGTGAGGGATAGGATTAACTCAGTTAATTCAAAACTTAAAAATGTTAATGGTAAAAATAATCTGTTTATTCTAAAATCTTGCAAAAATGTAATAAAAAGCATAGAAAGACAGATATACAAAGAGGGAACACATATACCAGATAAGGATAGTGGATACGACCACATGAATGATGCTCTTGGGTATTTAGTTGAGTTTAATTTTCCCCTTAGACGGAATTTTGTTGCAAGCCCTCCTAAGAGGTGGAGTTGATGAACAAGGAATTTCTACACAATAAACATGATTTATGGCATCAAAATATATCTAACTGGGAGTTTTATATTCGCAGTTACTTAGGTGGTAATGATTATAAAAATGGCTATTATCTTCATAGATATATATTAGAAACGCCAGAAGAATATGACCAAAGAGTAAGGCATACACCAGTAGATAATCATTGTAAGAATGTTGTGCAGATATACACTAGTTTCCTTTGGCGAGTGCCACCTTCAAGAGATTATGGCGATTTAGATGGTGACCCACAATTAGCTTCATTTATAGAAGACGCTGACTTAGATGGTAGAAACTTTAATACTGTGATGCGAGAAGTTCAGATGAACGCTAGTATTTATGGTAATTGTTGGGTAGTAATTGATAAACCTCAGTCTAATGCTAAAACAAGAGCCGAAGAATTAGCTCAAGACATAAGACCTTATGTTTCAATATATACACCAGAGAATATTGTTAACTGGAATTATAAAAGGTCAGCAAGTGGTAGGTTTTATTTAGATTTATTGGTTGTCATAGAAGATGTTAATTCAGAAAGAGCAATCATTAAAGTTTTTACTGAGGAAAGTATACTTACATATGAGTTTGAGGACTACACAGAAGAATATACAGACAAAGAACCTAAACTAATTGAGGAAGTACCAAATGCTATAGGGGTTATTCCTGCAGTTAATGTTTATAATTTAAGAGGTGCTAAAAGACCTATAGGTATAAGTGATTTGGCTGATGTAGCTTATTTACAGCAATCTATTTATAATGATTACTCAGAAAAAGAACAATTAATTAGATTAGCTAATCACCCTAGTTTAGTAAAAACACCTAATGTAGAAGCTAGTGCAGGGGCAGGTGCTATCATAGAAATACCAGAGGATTTAGATTCAGCTTTAAAACCTTACATTATCCAACCTAGTGGTCAAAACCTAGAGGGTATTATGAAGTGCATACAAACAAAAGTTGATGCTATTGATAGAATAACACACATGGGTTCAGTAAGAGCTACAGGTTCACAAATAGCAAGTGGTATAGCCTTACAAACAGAGTTTCAGTTATTAAATGCTAGATTATCAGAAAAAGCCGATTATTTAGAAAATGCAGAAGAACAAATATGGGATTTATTTGCTAAATGGCAAGATAAACAATGGAATGGCTCAGTAAATTATCCAGATACATTTGATATTAGAGATTGGGCTAATGATTTACAATACTTACAAATGGCTAAAGCTAGTGGCATAAAATCAGAAACCTTTAACAAAGAAATAGATAAGCAAATAGCTGAGGCAGTCATAGATGATAATGAAACTATGAAAACAATTAACGATGAAATAGATGCTACCAGAACTGTTAGAGGTCAATTCCAAACAACAGAAGTAGAAGGGCAAACAGTTGGCGAAGAAGAAAGTTAGAAAAGTACCTAAAGATAAAAAAACGAAGATACCTAAAAAATATTTATCTGGGTTAAAGGGTGCTAAAAGAAATGAAAGAGCTAGGCTTATAAAGCAAGTAAGCAGATTGTATAAATCTGGTGCAAGAATACCTTTAGCTTTGTTAAAAAGGAGAACTGGCTAATGGCTGTAAAAAGAAAACCATTATCTGCTATAACTCTCAAAACATTAAAGGCTAAGGCTAAAAAATCTAAACTATTTAATTTAGCTGATTTAAAAGCATCATTTCGTAGAGGACAAGGAGCTTTTTTGTCTGGTGGAAGTAGACCTAAAATACCTATGCAAGCGTGGGCTATGGCTAGAGTAAATAAATTAATAAGCAAAGGTAGGTCTGGAACATTTGATAAAGATATTATTTCAAGGGCTAGTAAAAGAAAGAGGAAAAAGAAATGACTTTTGCAAGTATCAATAATGCCCCTTTTGGCTTGGCTTTACAGCAAGGTTTAGTTAATCGGTTTAGTGGTATTCATAAGTTTGGACTTAATACTGCTGTTGGTACATCTTTTGAAACTATATGGGATGGCAATAATACTTACACATATCCATCTTCAGCAGGAACAGCCACAGCTACCTCAAGTAATACTGGTGCTGATAATAACGGAACAGTAGAAATACAAGGATTAGATGAAAATTATGACTTGGCTACAGAAACATTAACAATAGGTGGTAGTGCAGGAACAATTACATTTAGCAGGGTATTTAGAGCAATAATGAAGACTGCTAATACAGGTACTGCCAATGTTGGTGATATATCTATTACAGTTTCATCAACTATAGTAGCAAAGATAACAGCTACCTATGGGCAAACCTTAATGTGTGTTTATACAGTCCCTAGAAACTATGTAGCCTATCTTATGCAATTAGACGTAGGTAGTTCTAAAGATTTGGAAAATGAAATCAAATTTATGACAAAAGAAATATCTAATGGTAATGTCTGGAGAACTAAAGCATTTATAACAACTAGAGGTGGATTTATAGAAAAGAATTATGTTGTTCCAGTTAAGATAGAAGAAAAAACAGATATTGAGTTACAGGGCAAAGCTAGTGCAAATTCTGCTATATCAGCAGGTTTTGAGCTTGTTTTACAAGATAAAAATGAGTGATGATATAAATTATATAATATGTCCTAGATGTAAAACATATGCGAAAGAAACAGAGCTTAAAGATGTTTATAAATGTATTGGTTGTGGTTTAATAATTAACGAAAGATTAGACGATAGGAAAGAAGATGGCAAAGTATAGAGGTAAAGAAGTAAAGCTAAATAAACCTTTTAGGCTATCTACTGCTGAATCTAAACGTAAAAAGTTTGGTGTTTATGTAAAAAACAAAGCTACTGGAAATGTTAAAAAGGTAACATTTGGTGCTAGAGGTATGTCTATTAAAAAGAATATACCTGCAAGGCAAAAATCTTTCCTAGCTCGTATGGGTGGCGTTTTAAAAGAAGTAAAAGGGCAAAAAACTCTAAGTCCTGCATATTGGTCTATAAGGGCATGGAAAAAAGACTTTCCATTATGATAAATGTCCAGAATATTAGATAAATTAGCTGACCAACATGAAGAACGAATTATAAATGTTTTATATCGTTTAGAAGAAGATGTTATCAAAGAAGTAACTAGAGCCACTAAAGGGGAATTAGTTTCTCAAAGATTAGCAATACAGCTACAGCCAAAAATCAGAACACTTATTGAATCTACATTTTTAAATGAAGCTGATTTAATTATTAATGAGGAATACAATAAAATAGCAAAAGTTGTATTAGATACTTTTGGCGAGATGCCTATTCCCAATAAATTTAAATCTTTAACAGAAGTTGACTTGGCTACAATTAATGCTCTTAAAACTCAGACATTTAGTGGTTTTGAGGATATAGCTGAAAGGTTTTTAAAAGTTATAAATGATGAGGTTTATCAAAGCACAATAGCAGGAAGACCTTTTGAGGATATGGTCAAGAATATTAGACAGCATATTAATGGCATTTATCAACAATCAAACACTCGTGAAATAAATGAATTAGTTGATTTTATTAACGAGAATAAATTTGATAATGCTAAAAAAACCCAAGTTGATGAAGCGATAAGTAAACTGCATACACAATATGCATCAGATAGAGCAGGGAATAACCTTAGAAGATATGCAAGCCAAATAGCTCATGACTCAGTTATGCAGTTTCATGGACAATTTACAGTATCTAAAGCTAAAGAAGCAGGATTAGAACATTATAGGTATACTGGCACATTAGTGAGGGATAGTAGACCTTTCTGTCAGACTATGCTAAATAAGGTATTAACCGAAAAAGAAATTCGGGATATTTGGAATAACCAAGCGTGGGCAGGCAAATCTACTGGAGACCCTTTTATAGTTAGAGGTGGATATAGATGCCGACATACTTGGATTCCCACCAACCCAGATTGGGATATATAGGAGACTAAAATGGAAGAAAATAAAGTTGAGCAATCTGCTGAAACGACAGAAGCAACTACAGAAGTTGAAGAAGTCAAAGCTGAAAAAAAATATACACAAGACCAAGTTGCAGAAATGGTTAAAAGTAGGTTAGCCCAAGAAAGAAGCCAAGTTTACAAAAAACTAGGTGTAGAGGATTTAGACATAGCTATTAATGCTGTCAAAACTCAAAAAGAATTAGAAGAAAAGCAAAAGATACAAAAGGGCGAGTTTGAAGAAATACTCAAGAATAAGACTCAAGAATGGCACAAAGAAAGGTCAAACTTAGAAAACCAGTTAAAAGATATTAAGATAAATAAATCATTATTATCTTCTGCATCTAAGAATAAAGCCATTAATCCAGACCAAGTTGTAAGCCTTTTACAGCCACAAATTAAGCTAAATGAAAGTGGAAATGTAGAAATACTTGATTCTAAGGGATTACCAAGGTACAATAGTAATGGGGAACTTTTGTCAACTGACGAGTTAGTACAGGAGTTTTTAACACATAACCCGCACTTTGTTAGTGCTACTCCAAGTGGCTCTGGCTCGGTGTCAAATGTGGATAGGACAGAACTCAATAAACCTTTAAATTTGAGTGATTTAGATATGACTAACCCTAATGATAGGAAGAAGTACTCTGAATATAGAAAGCAGAGAGATTCCCAATCAAGAAGGATAGTAATTAATAATTAAATGGCTATAATTATAAGGAGAAAAAAATGGCTAACGAAACAACCTCAACCACCATTTCGGAATTATATACCGAAATAGTCGCTGAAGCATTATTTGTGGCAAGCGAACAGTCAATTATGAGAAATCTAGTCCGCAACTATACTATTATAGGTGGTGGAAAATCAGTTGAAGTACCAATATATTCAACAGTATCCGCCTCAGCAGTAGCAGAAGCAACAGATTTATCAAACACAGCAGTCAACCCAAGTTCAGTAACAATTACTGCATCTGAGGTTGGTATTATGACAACACTAACAGACCTAGCTAGAAACTCAGCATCAAGAAATGTTGCAGGGGATATTGGTAGGTTATTTGGTGAAGCCATAGCTAGGAAAATGGACGCAGACTTATCTGGATTATTTACAGGTTTCTCAACAGAGAAAGGACCGGGAGCAGGTGCTGAGTTAACAATCCAAGACTTGTTTGAAGCAGGTACAGAGTTAAGGTCAGCTAATGCCCCCGGACCTTACTATGGTGTATTTCACCCAAAGCAAATCTTTAATGTTAAGAAAGCATTAACTAACACTTTTGCAGGAACAGCTAATATACCAGATTTAGGTAACGAAGCTATGAGAGCAGGATTTGTTGGTCAGATTGCAGGTATTCAAATATTTGAATCTTCAAACATTTCAGTAGATGGCTCTGATGACTCTATTGGTGGTGTATTCTCACAAGATGCTTTAGGAGTTGCTATGATGCAAGACCTTAAGATTGAATCACAAAGAGATGCTTCACTAAGAGCAGATGAAATCGTAGCGACAGCAGTTTATGGAGTTGGTGAACTACATGACAGCTATGGAGTTAAGTTAACAGCAGATAGCTTAGCAAACTAATTTAACTAGGGAGGGAAACCTCCCTTTTTATCTAAGGAGTTAAAATGGAAACTGTTAAATTAATAAATAAAAAAGGCGAGATTATTGAAAGATTAAAAATACAATATGAGCCTAATGAAAAGATTTGGGCTGAAAGAGGTTGGTCTATTTATGAGGGCAAACCAAAGCCAGTAGAAACAAAGATAGAGCCTAGTGGTGACCCAGAATGGCAACCAGAAGCATCTAAACCCAAGAAGAAATCTAAAAAGAAAGCTAAATAATGGCAACAACAGAATTTGCAGTAGCTAACACAGATTTACAAAAGATACAGCCAGATATTTTAGGGTTTGGCATAGCTGATTTTGCAGACCAGTTACAGTTTGCTGAAAATGATGTTTTAAGACGTATTCGAGAAGAATGGTGGGAAAGATATAGGCATCAAGTCAGATACAAGGATATTACTAAAATAACTTCTGTTGAAATGACTAATAGTAAACTAACAAATTCACAATGGACACAATCAGTAGTTTATTTGTCTTTATGGAAATATATTTATCCAATATTAACTAAATGGCGAGACCCAGACACAGGTGAGGGTAAAGATACATTCCAAGTTCAAATTGACTTTTATAGGGATAGATACGAAGAAGAATTTCAAGCTATTCTAAGAGATGGTGTCGAATATGATGAAGATGGTGGTGGTACTGTTTCAGATAGCGAAAAAGAAGCCCTGCACAGCCTTAGATTAGTTAGATAATGGAAGTTTCTGTAAAGGTAAATACTATAGAGGTCACTAACCTTTTAAAAGAAATAACTGGCAAACAAAAAGCAGTTATTAACAAGGCTTTGAAAAGAGTATCTAATATGGCTGTTTTGATGATTACAAAGCGTACACAGAGCGGAAAGTTACCAGATGGTGGTAATATGCGACCTTATGCAAGTACGACTGTCAGAGGGCGAAAAAAGAGGGGTAGGCAGACTGGTTATGTAGATTTAACTGATACTGGTAAAATGTTTAGAAGTTTAGACTTTAGAACTGGTGGATTTAAAAGCACATTATTTTTTGCTAACAAAGAAAGAGCAAAGATAGCCAGTTATCATGACACTTTTGGTGTAGGTAGGAGAAAGATAACAAGACCTTTCTTTTCTATAGGAGACAAAGAAGAAGATAAGTTAAAAGCAGAGTTTTCAAAATTTTATTTTAAAGAAATGAGATTATGAGCAAAAGAGAAAACATAGCTAGTGATATAATAACTAAACTTGATGCTGTAACTAGTCCTATTGAGTTTAAAAAGATAACCAGAGAACCTTTCGAGGTAGAAGAATTATCAGATGCTCAGTTTCCTGCAATGTTTGTACAAAGTGGAGATGAAACAAGAGAGGTTGCAAGTATAGGTGATACTGGTTCTGGAAGTTATAATGGCACAATAGATTTTTTAATTGTAGCCTTTGCAAAAGGTACAGATACAAATATTGATACGAAAAGAAATCAATTAATTGAAGTTATAGAAGAAACATTAGATAATGATGTAACCAGAAATGGAAACGCTATAGATACTCAAGTTATCGAAGCATCAACAGATGAGGGAACTATTTACCCTTATGGGGGTGTTAGGGTAACAGCGAGGGTTTTCTATGAATATACTAGAGGAGATTCATAATGGCTAAAGACATACAAATCGTTAAAGGTAAAGATACTATTACCATAACAGCAGAGAATTTGGAGCATTTTAAAAAGCTAGGTTATAAAGAAGCCGAAAAAAATGTTGCAAATAAAACCCAAAAAAGCGATAAAGAAACCACAGATAAGGAGTAAAACATGGCTACACATCACGGAAAAGAGGGAGTTGTAACTGTTGGCGGAACAGCCATAGGAAATGTTACAGGTTACACCCTAGACACAACTCAAGACGTTGTTGAAACTACTGCATTAGAAGATTCCAATAAATCATATTTAGTAGGTAGAGGAACATTTACAGCTTCTATTGATATGAACTATGACGAAACTAATGCACAACAAGCATCACTAGTACAAGGTTCAAGCCTTAGCTTTGTATTTTTACCAGAGGGTAATGCAAGTGGTGATGAAAGTTTTAGTGGAACTGGAATTGTAACTGGAATGTCAGTTGGTGTTACACTTGATGGTGTTACAACTAGAACTGTATCATTACAAGGAACTGGTGGTATTACTATCGGTACTGTGTAAGATATGTCAGAAAAAATAGACTACTTTGATGGTGTAAGAGAACATTTTAGTACATTAGAAACTCAGATAATCGAAGTGCCAGAGTGGGGTTTAGTAGGCGATAAAGCTATTTATTGCAAACCTTTTAATATGCTTGAAAAACAGAAAATTTTTAAGGGTGCTTCTGGTACTGACCTAATAGTTTTGATTGATGTAATTATTGAAAAAGCATTAACAAAAGATGGCGATAAAATGTTTAATGCTACTCATGTTTTGGCATTTAAAACCAAAGCTGATACTAATGTAATTGCTGACGTTGCTACTAAAATAATGGGTACAGGAAACGACAATATAGACGAGAATAAAAAAAACTAAAAAGTGACCCAGAATTACATAATATTTTTGGGTTAGCCGAAAAACTTCATAAGACTGTTTCTGAAATCTTGCAAATGTCAGTAAGTGAGTTTAATATGTGGATAGCGTATTATGCTTTACAAATTGAAGAACAAGAAAGACAAAACAGATTGATGAAAGCTAGACGATAGTGGCAACAAAACAAGTAAACATAGATATATTAGCCAAAGATAAGACTGCAAAAGCTATGCAGTCAGCCACTAAAGGTGTTAATAAACTAAAAGATAACGTTCAACAATCTGTATCTGCACAAACAAATTCATTTAATGCTTTAGGTAATACTGTAAGAAATGTTGTTGGTGGTGTTATTGTTTTCCAAGCATTAAGATTCAGCAAAGAAATGGTCAATATGGCTAGTGCTGTTGAAGAAATGCAATCTAAGTCAGCAGTTGTTTTTGGAAATTTTGTTTCAGATGTAAGGGGTCAATTAGAAAAATTTGGAGATACAGTAGGTAGAAGCACCTTTGAATTAGAGGGAATGGCATCTTCTATACAAGACACCTTTGTTCCTATGGGATTTGCTCGTAAAGAAGCATCAAAATTATCAGTACAATTAACTAAATTAGCAGTAGATGTTGCATCATTTAACAATGCTAGTGATGTAGAAACAATGATGGCTTTTCAAAGTGCATTAGTTGGCAATCATGAAACAGTTAGACGTTTTGGAGTTGTTATTACAGAAGCAACATTAAAACAAGAACTTCTTAGAATGGGGATAACAAAAACTGCTGATGAAGTAAGTAATGCTGAGAAAGTACAAGCAAGGTTAAACTTAATAATTGCAGGTACATCAGATGCTCAAGGAGATGCAGAACGGACAAATACAAGTTTTGCCAATTCTATGAAAGCATTAAGTGCTGAATTTCAAGAGTTTATGGTTGAAGCTATAAACCCAATGTTACCTGCACTAGCCAATATGGTTCGTTCTATAAAAGATTCAATTATACAAACAAAAGAGTTTTTAAGAAGTATTGGGCTTTTAAAAGAATTAAATGAAATAGTTCCAATAGTAGACCAATTAGAAAAAAATCAAGATTCACTTTCTATTGCCACAGCTAAATTAACAAAAGAAACTGATTTGTTAAATGCTATTCAAACAATGACATTTTTAGAAAAAAGCAAAGAATTTGCTAAAGCCAATGGCGAATTTGGAATGTCTATATTTCAAGGTGAAAAAGCTGTAAGAGATAGAATAGAAGCGTTAAAAGAAGAAATAAATCAAATAAATGCAAATAGAGAAAGTATCATTTTTGACTCTGAAATGAGAGAAATAAATACTACTAAAATAAATAAACAAGTAGATGCACTAAAAAATTTAAATGAACAAAAAGCTAAAGCGACTGATGGAACTGCTTTGGGAATAGATGCAAGTATGGGCGGTGTTCCTACAGCATTCACAGATGAAGAAAAGCTATCTAGTTTAAGGGATATGGCATCATTAGAACTTGCTGTTCAAAAAGAAGCATTTGAAAACAAATATAATTTGATACAAGAACAAGACGAATTGGAAGCCGAATTAAGAAGAATTAGGGCAGATGACACACTTACAATTGCTCGTGAAACTGCACAAAAGGAATTAGAAATAAGAAAAAAACTTTATGATGATAATTTAAATTTAATAAAAAATGGTAAAGCCAACCTAATAAATTTAGAAAAAATGTCTGGCAAAGAAATGAATGAATTGGCTAAAGATACTGGAAGATTAGCCTTAGCTGAAATGGCTCAAAATAATAAAAAGGCTTTTGCTCTTAACAAAGCTTTTAATATGGCTGAAGCTATAATGAATACTGCTACTGGTGTGAGTAAAGCCTTATCTACTGGTAATATTCCTCTGGCTGTTTTGATTGGTGTTCTGGGTGCGGTTCAAATAGCCACAATATCCCAACAAAAATATCAAGGCAGACGTTTAGGTGGTCGAATGAACCAAGACCAACCTTATATGGTAGGAGAAGCAGGACCCGAATTAGTCGTGCCAGATAGAGCTTCAAATGTTGTGCCAAATGGTCAGCTAGGAAATATGGGAAAACAAGTTACAGTTAATTTTAATATAACTACAGTAGATGCTAAAGGGTTTAATCAATTATTGGTTAATTCTAGGGGTACTATTATTAATATGATTAATAGTGCTGTTAATGAAAAAGGTAAAATGGCGATAATATGAGTGGTGCATTACCAAATACAAGATTTAATGCTATTAATTTCAAAAGCAACCAAAAAACTTTATTATCTGAAACTGATAGTGGAAAAACTTTTAGAAGACAAGTACAAGGTCAAAGATTTAGTTTTACAGTAGCTTATCCACCTATGACTAGGTCTGAATTTGCACCTATAATGGCTTTCATAATGAAACAAAGAGCCAGACAAGAAAACTTTACTGTTACTTTCCCAAGCTATTTAAATGCACAGGGCAACGAAACAAATACTTTGTTAGTTAATGGGGTTCATTCTGCTACTGATACCACAATAGCGATTGATGGGTTTGCAGGTGATGGTGCAGGAAGATTAAAAGCAGGTGATTTAATCAAGTTTGCACATGATAAAGTTTATATGGTTGTTGAAGATGTAACCTCATCAAGTAATTCAGCTACAGTTACTATAGAGCCACCATTAAGGGAAGCACTAGCGGATAATAGCTCAGTAACTTATGATTCAGTTCCTTTTAATGTACATTTAACAAGTGATACTCAAGAATTTGCTAGTGGACAAGTTGATAAAGACGGAAACCTTTTATTTAATTATGAATTTGATGTTATTGAGGCTTTGTAATGCCCAGAGGTTTAACAAGTGCAGTTAAAACAGAATTAACTACAGGAATAATTGAATCTATTCTTTTGGTAGAAATAGGGTTGGCAACACCAATTTATTTAACAAATGCAAGTTTTGACATAACATCTAGTGTTTCTGGAACATCAAGAACATATTTAGCTAATGGGCATTTTAGAGGAATAACAGGGGTACAGGAAACAAATGCACCCACAAAAAACTCATTATCCCTTAGTTTATCGGCTGTTGACCAAACTTATGTTTCCCTAGCTTTAAATGAAAATATAATTAACGATAATGTTTATATTTACCAAGGTTACTTAGATAGTAATTTAAGTGTTATAGCAGACCCTTTTTTATTGTTTTATGGAACAATAGATGAATTTAAAATATCTGATAATACTTCAACAGCTACTTTAGTTTTAGTATTAAGTTCACATTGGGGTAATTTTAGTAAAACAAGTGGTAGAACAACTACAAATAATTCACAGCAAAGATTTTTCCCAAATGATTTTGGCATGAATTTTAGTGCTTTAACAGTTCGAGATATTAAATGGGGTAGAGAATGACCAGTACCCATATATATTATGCAGAAAGAACAGATGTTGAAAGCATCTATGAAATGGCGATAGAATATAAAAATGTTGATTTAGCAGATGCGAATTATCCAGATATTGACAGGGGTAAATTAATACATTTTATTAATACTATGCTGAAAAAAGGCAAAATTATATTAATGAGGGATTTAGACAAAGATAAATTAATTGGTTGTTGTATGTTTAATAAATCAGAATATTTTTTTAGTAAAAGCGAAATTATGCAAATACAAATAGTGTATATTAAAAAAGATTATAGAAATTTTAAATTAGTAAAGACTTTAATTGATAGTGTTAAAAGACAAGCTGATGGTTTGCCTATAGTTTTATCTATTACATCTGGATTAGGCATAGACCCAGTTTTTGAAAAATTAGGTTTTAAAAATATGGGTAGTAACTGGAGATTTGTGTAAATGGGTGGTTGGAATCCTATTGATGACATAATAGATATTATTGACGATATTGTTGATGGTATTGGCGATATTATTGAAGATGTTATAAGTTGGCTGATACCAATGCCAGAAATACCAGATTTTGGCACATTAAGACCAGACCAAAATGCAAGAGGAATATTAGTTAATAAATTTAGTGCTAATGCTCACATACCAATTATTTATGGAACAAGAAAAGTTGGTGGTAATGTTGTTTTTTTAGAAACTTCTGGAACTGATAATGAATATTTATATATGGCATTGGTTTTAAGTGAAGGCGAAATTGATGAAGTTACTGCCCTTTATGTAAATGATAAAAGAGTATATTTCGATGGTGGTGCATTAAATGATAATGTGCAAAGAACTGTAGTAAGCACAGACCAAAATTTTTATGATACAGAAAATTCAGAAAGTTTAATAACAGCAGAAGCCCATTTTGGCTCAGATACACAGACATCATCAAGTTTATTATCATCAAGTGGAATAGGTGAACCAACAACCTCATGGCAATCAATACATAAATTACAAGGTTTGGCTTATATTGCTTTAAGGTTTAAATGGAACGCTGATAAATTTGGCTCAATACCTCAAGTGCAAGCTCTTGTAAAAGGTAGAAAAATTTATGACCCAAGATTAGATAGTACTGTTACTGGTGGAAGTGGTAGCCATAGAAAAGATGATAAATCAACTTGGGCTTATTCAGATAATCCTATACTGCAATTACTAGATTATTTAAGAAATGATAGATTTGGTATGGGTATTAGTAACAGTTATTTTGATAGTAATTTTGCAGATTGGCAAACAGCATCAAATGTCTGCGATACACAAGTGCAACCTTTAGGGGGTGATTTCTTTGATATACACCCTTATGGAATAGGTTATGACACAGCAGTAAGCCTAAATACAATGAGCTTAATGAGCAGTAATACAGTAGTAGATACAGCGAAAAAAGCCATAGATAATGTAAAAGATTTTGTAAGGGGTTCTAGGTCTTTCCTTAACTTTTCAGCAGGAAAATATAATATATTAGTTGAAACATCTGGCACAGCATCAATTACTTTAACAGAAGATAATATTCTTGGTGGCATAACTGTTTTAAGTAAAAATAAAAATTCAAGGTTTAATAGGGTTATTGTTAATTACATAGAACCTACTAAAAATTATCAATCAGATTCAGTACAATTTCCACCTGCTATTGAAAACCCAGAATTAATAGCTACAGCAGACCAATTTGAAACAATGAAAGCGGAAGATGGTGGTATATTATTAGAGGGTAGATTTGATTTTTCTATGATGACTAATGGTTTTCAAGCAGAAGAAATGGCTGAAATTATATTAAGACGTTCAAGGTCAAGTTTAAATATATCGTTTAAAGCTGATGCCACAGCACTAGATTTAGCTATAGGAGATATAGTCAATGTGACTCATGCTACTACTGGATTTTCTGCTAAACCTTTTAGAGTTCAAGGAATGACTTTAAATGCTGACCATTCTATTAGCCTAACTTGTTCAGAACATCAAGATAGCTATTATTCTTTTGGAACTAAGCAAACACCAGATGAAATAGTTGATACAACCTTACCAAACCCATTTATAGTACAATCACCAGTTTTATCAGTTTCAGACGAATTAAGGGCTTTAAATGAAGAAGCTATAAGTATTTTAATTGTAAATGTTCAAGCTACTGACCAATTTATAACAGATTTTGAGGTTCAAGCTAAAAAGACAACAGACACCAATTATATAAACTTAGGTAGGGGTGCTAGTTCTAATTTTGAATTACCAAACGTAGAAGATAACGCTGTTTATGATGTAAGGGCTAGGTCTGTAACTTCTGTTAGTAGGTCTGTATTTATATCAGCACAACATCAAGTAGTAGGTAAAACTGCACCACCTGCTGATGTAACAAACTTTCAAGTTAATATTATTGGAACAGAAGCCCATTTAAGTTGGACACCAGTACCAGATTTAGATTTATCGCATTACATAATTAGACATAGCCCATCAACTACAGGTGCAACATTTACAAATGCTATTACATTAATTGATAAAGTATCAAGACCTGCCAATACTATTACTGTTCCTGCATTAACAGGCACATATTTTGTAAGGTCAGTTGATAAAATTGGTTTAAAATCATTAAATGCAACAAGTAACGTAGCTTTAATAGAAAATGTAAAAAATTTAAATTTTATTGCTAGTTCTACACAAAACCCTACTTTTACTGGTGCGAAATCAAATGTTGTAGTTGTGGATAACTCTTTAATATTGGATACAACTATAAATTTTGAAGAATTAACTGGTAATTTTGATGATGCTATAGGTAATTTTGATGGTGGTGGTGGTAATGTTGCATCAAGTGGTACTTATGACTTTGATACTCATATTGATGCAGGGGGTATTTACAGCAGTAGGATAACAGCTACAGTCAATATGGAAAGATTAGACTATGTAAATCTTTTTGATGATGCACAGGGCTTATTTGACTCTAGAGAGGGTGTTTTTGATGGTAGTGATATTTTTGGTGATGTAAATGTACAATTACAGATAGCTAAAACAGATGGTGACCCAGTAAGCGGAACATATACAAATTTTCAAAAATTTAATGTTGGTGATTTTAAAGGTAGGGCATTTAAATTTAGGGCTGTATTGTTAAGTGAAGATGTAGAAGCTACACCTAAAGTTACAGGTCTTTCAGTAACAGTAGATATGCCAGAAAGGGTATATTCTGAAAAAGATATAGCTAGTGGAACAGACACAAACGGAAAAGCAATAACTTTTAGCCCTGCATTTAAGGAAATATCTGGTGTAGGTATAAGTGCAAGTAACTTGGCTAGTGGTGATTATTATGCTATAACGAATAAAAGTGCTACTGGTTTCACTATAGAGTTTTTTAATAGTTCCAATGCCACAATAGACAGAACATTTGATTATGTCGTTAGAGGTTACGGAGAATTAGCATCATGAGGTTAAAATATGTCACAAAATGATTTTACTATTGCCAATCAAAGTTTCCCTGCTTTTAGGGCTGATTTAAATTCTGCTTTGCAAGCACTAGCCAGTAATAACTCTGGAACTTCTGCACCAAGCACGACTTTTGCTAATATGTGGTGGTATGATAGCACGAATAATATCATGTATATCAGAAACGAAGATAATGATGCTTGGATAAAGTTCGCAGAATTAGACCAGACTAATGATAAATTCGTTTTAAGTGGCACATTACAATTAGATGATGGAACAGTTTCAGCACCTGCATTAACATTTAACTCTGATACTAATATGGGTATCTATAGAGGTGGCACAGACATATTAAAGTTTGTAACAGCAGGAACAGATGCGATTACCATAGATGCTAGTCAGAATGTTGGAATTGGAATTGCGACACCTACATCAAAATTGCAACTTCTTGGTGGAACTTCTGGATTAGACCAATTAAGTTTATCATCTAATTTAACTAATAACACAATTAAATTTGCAGGTGTTATTATGACAAATTATGCAAATACTACAACTGCATTATTAGGTGCTAAAGCAGAAAGTGGCTCAACTTCAATTTATTATGGCTCATCTGGAACAGACCATAGAGGACCGCAAAATCATATTTTTTATACTAATGTCAGTCCTACAGCTACTTCTGGTAATACTAAACGTATGCAAATAGGTAATAATGGTGACATACTTTTAGGTTACGAAGACACAGGTACAACACCTAAGTTATTTTGGGATGCTAGTGCTGAGTCTTTAGGCATAGGCACAACGACCCCATCACAAAAAGTAGAATCTTCTAGTGCAACAAATAATATAATTAATTCTAAAACTACTTTATCTACTGCATTAAGTGGTTTTACAGCATATGGAAACTCAACTTCACATATAAAAATGTTTCAATTTGGAAGTGCTTATGGTGGAACTGCTTTTGCAGGTTTGACAGGAAACAATCAAGCAATAATTGAAGCACAAGAAGCAAGTAGTTTAGTTATATCAACACAAGGTGGAACACCAGATATAGTATTTGCTCCTGCTAGAACTGCTAGAATGACTATTACTAATGCAGGTAATGTTGGAATAGGAAATACAAATCCAGAAGACTTTGGCTCTCTTGTTGACAATTTAGTAATTGGCACAACATCTGGGGAAAATGGTATGACCATTGCTAGTGGCACTTCTAATAGTGGAAGAATACAATTTGCTGATAATACATCTTCTCCATTTAGGGGTGCTATTGAGTATGCTCATAGTAGTGATGCTATGCTTTTTTATACTGCAGGTTCACAACGTATGCGTATTGATAGTAGTGGTCGTCTTTTGGTAAATCAAACTGCTAATACTGGGTTTAGGTTTGTTTCTACTGCATTAGGTGCAGAGGGCTGTGTGGATTGTATAAGTAGTTCTACTAATGGATACTATGCTTTGCGTATTGATATGCACGCAAACAACAATTATGCTGTCTTGTTTAGACAAGGGGGAAGTAATGTTGGCTCTATACTAACACAAAGTGGAGCAACAAGTTATAATACATCTTCAGATTACAGATTAAAAGAATCAGTAACTTATGATTTTGATGCAACAACTAGATTAAAGCAACTCAAGCCTTGCAGATTTAACTTTAAAGCATATGCAGACACTACAGTAGATGGTTTCTTGGCACATGAGGTGCAGTCAGTTGTACCAGAAGCAATTACTGGAACACACAATGAAGTAGATGCAAATGGTAACCCAGTTTATCAAGGCATTGACCAAAGCAAACTTGTACCTTTGTTAGTAAAGACTATACAAGAATTAGAAGCTAGAATTACAGCATTGGAAACAGCCTAACTTAAAGGAGATTAAAATGGCAGTAACTTGGACAATAGGAACAATGGAACGTGATTTAGTGCAGGGAGACAACACAGATATTGTGACTATTTTGCACTGGAGAGCGACAGACGAAGATGCAGATGGCAACACAGGTTCAGCTTATGGAACAGTGGGTGTAACTCTTGTAGGCACACCAACACCATATGCAGATATTACTGAGACACAAGCTATAGGATGGGCTAAAGATGCTTTAGGTGAAGATGAAGTTGCATCAATAGAGGCAAGAATAGCATCACAGATAGATGCTTTAGCAAACCCAACAACAGCAAGTGGAGTATCTTGGTAATGAGTGAAACAGTAACAATTAATGATAAAGAATTTAAGTTTGAAGATTTAGATGAAAGTCAAAAATATTATTATTCGCAGATAAAACTAACACAACAAGAAGCCGACACCCTAAAAATTAAGCTAGACCAGATGACAGGTTCAAATTTGTTTTTCAAAGACCAATTAGCAAAATCACTAATTAAAGAGGAAGATAATGGTCAAAGCGAGTGATGTTAAGGCTCAAATTGATACTCATGAAGCTGTATGTGCTGAGAGGTGGAAAGAGACTATACTTCGCATTAAACGTATTGAGCATATCATGATAGCTACAGCAGGAACTTTAATCATTATGATGGCTACTTTGTTAATGAGATAAATATGGTAGTTGCTGAAATCCTTACTGGTATAGCTCTAGTCCAAAAGTCAGTAGATTTCATTAAGAGCAACATAGGTACTGTAAACGACATAAAAGACATAGCTAAACAGATTGACGGGTTCTTTCTTGGTGAAGAGCAGATGAACAAGGGTCAAGGCAAAGGTCTTTCATTAAAAGAACAATTTGGCTCAGTTGAAAATACAGCTAATGATTTCATCAATAGAAAACTTTTAGAAGAACGAAGAAACGAACTTAAACAATTAATAAATCTTAGATTTGGACCTACTGCTTGGGATTCTATACTAACTGAAAGAGCAGAAAAAATAAACCAAGCCAAAGAAGCTCAAAAGCAAGCGAGAATAAAAGCTAAAAAAGAACAAGAAGAAATATTAGAGGTTATTAAATGGGTTGGATATGGGTTTATCATAATTGGTTTAGTAATTGCTTTTATCGTTGTGGGTGTAAAAGCGTTTGCAAAAGAATACACATATGACCAGAAAGTGCGACAAGGCTTAATAAAAGAACCCAAAATGACGACTTGCAGGTTAATGAAACAAAAAGTTTTCAAAGATAAAATGGCTTGTATTTACAGGGGTGCTAACAAAACATATGAAATGGAATTTACAGATATTAGAATTGGTTGCCCAAAACAGTATCTTTGTGTGCATAACCCTAATGGAAATGAACCCTCAATAGACAAAGTTATGGAAAGTTTGAGGAGTATAGCTAAATGACAGCCTTTATGCTTGCTTGCACATTAAATGGGATAGCTACTGGTGGTATATACTTTGAAAATGTTAATGTTTGTTTGCAGTACAGGGATAAACTCAACAATCAATCATATATGAAAGACGATAAGCCACAGGTTTATCAATGTATTTGTAAGCTAATGCCTTTTGTAGATACAGAGAAAGTGAGGGTTTATTAATGACAGAAGAAAAAAAGAAACTAATAAATTTAGATATTGGGCAAAATAGTTTTGAATTATCTCTTAGAATACTAGGAAATGAGTTTGTTGCAATAAAGATTGGCTCAACTAATTTTTCTGGTAAATTAATAGCAGGGGGGATTTTGTTGTTATTTTTTACTTTGGTTCTTTTAGAGGGTTTTGGATTAAATGAGGTTTTGAAACAATGACTGTTGAAACATTTCTAAAATGGAAAATATTACCAAGATTTATGATGCTTGCCAGTACTATAATGAGTTGGCGTTGTGCTGAATGGTTCATGGATTTAGATGCACCTACAGCTAGTCAATCGGCTTTTGTATCGGTTGTAATGGGTGTTATGACAGGTGTCTTTGGTATTTGGATGGGTCATGAACATAAAGGGGATAAATAATGGATATAGAACATTTAAAAAAAGATATTATGTTTGAGGAAGGTGTTAAGTATGAGGTTTATAATGACCACCTTGGGTATAAAACTTTTGGTGTAGGGCATTTGTGTAGGGCTACAGACCCAGAAAATGAAATGGAAGTAGGCACACCAGTATCTAAAGAAAGAGTTGATGAGTGCTTTGAGGTTGATTTATATGTTGCGATTAATGATGCTGAAAAGTTCTGCGAGGGTATGCAAGTTGACGATAATATTAAAGAATGTGTAACCCATATGGTGTTTCAGTTAGGTTTACCAAGATTAAATAAATTTAGAAATTTTAAACAAGCCTTAGTTGATGGAGATATAGCAAAAGCCCAAGAAGAAATGAAAGATTCACTTTGGTATAGACAAACAACTAATAGGGCTGAAAGACTAATAGAAAAAATGGGGCAAAGTTTATGATACAAGCATTAATAGGACCAGTTACAGGGCTTTTAGATAAGTTTATAGAGGATAAAGACCAAAAGGCTAGATTAGCTCATGATATAGCTACTATGAGTGAGAAACACGCTCAAGAGCTTGCTAAAGGGCAATTAGAAATAAATAAAGCAGAAGCTAGTCATAAATCCATCTTTGTTGCAGGTTGGAGACCCTTTATAGGTTGGACTTGTGGAATAGCTTTAGCATGGCATTTTGTACTACAGCCATTAATAATGTTTTTGTCGGTTTTATTTGGCTTTACATTACCAGAACTCCCTGTCTTTGATATGGGAAGTTTAATGACTGTTTTAATGGGTATGCTTGGCTTGGGTGGACTTAGGACATATGAAAAGCAGAAAGGTCTAACAAAATGATATGTGAAACTTGTAAAGCGTATGAGTGTAATAAAGAAGAATGTAACTGTAAATGCCACACTCGGGAGAAAAACAAAAAAATTAATTTAAAACACGAGTAAATAAAATGATGTGGCATTTTTTAAGTTTATCTAAATTTTTTAACAAAATTGGTAATTACTTTTATCATCTTCACATTAAAGAATTGAAGATAAAACAAAAGATTGATAGTGAAAAACCTAAAAAGCCTTATTGCAAAAAATGTGTTTTAAAATATGCAACAGCAGAAAAAATGAAAAGAAAAGAAAAAATTATTCATGCAACACAAGGTAATAGGATTAGAAAAATTACAGAATTTTGGCTTGAATGTATAAGATGTAAGGCTAAAACCAAAAAAAGGTATTGTTAATGAGTAAAGTTTATATGAAATTATATGATTTTTTTAATGGTATAGCCAATTACTTCTGGCATAAGGCTATAAATGACAAAAAGAAAAGATGATTTAGAACAAGAGTTTGGCAAAGAGTTTATTGACTGTATTTTAGGAAAATGCGAAGCTGATTGTAGATATTGCAAAAAGGAGAATGAAAATGCCATACCACACAAAAAAGACTAAACGAAAAATGAAGAAGAAGAAAAAGAAATAATGGCTAAGAAACGTAAAAAAGCACCTAGAGGTTATCATTATATGCCAGATGGTCGCTTAATGAAAAACTCAGCACATAAAGGGAAAAGAAAAAAGAAATAATGGAAGGTTTTACAACTACAGCTACTTTATCTGAACTTATAGATAAAAGACCTATGAAGAAAAGAAAAGGTAGAAGACGTTATAGAATGCCCAATAAGGGCGATTTAAGGGCTGTACAGCGGATATTAAAGAAAAAAGGGATACAATACTAACGAAAAGGAATGTTTTGTTTAATTATGCCTCCAACTAACTCAAGACATTCAGATACCTCCCCTTTCACAATGTAGTGAAGTGTTCCTAAAATCTCTGATTGTACAGCCCACAGTTTTTGGGTATCAGACAACCTACCTTTTGGGGCTTTCAATTCAATATATAAAATTTTACCCTCTGGATATTCCACAATAATATCTGGACAGCCAGACTTTAAACCCATTCTTTTCATTTTAGCATGATAATGAATAGACCTTTTACCTTCATTGGGAACATGAAAATGTCTAAAGTTATAGATTTTGGCTAAGTGATTAAGATAATCATTACAAGCTATTTGTATGTCAGCTTCTTTGGTCATAAGGGATAAAGTCCTAATGAGAATTACTTATTTTAAACCTTATCCCCTATGTTTACTATAAAATTGGAGTTCATAGTAATTACTTTTGATTCGACTGGAGAAGAATCACAAATGTTTTAGCATAAAAAAAATTTATTTGCAAAAAAAAACAAAATAATGGTTTACATAACCTAGAATTTATGTTAGGTTATTAATAATTAAACAACTTAA